TCCGCTGGGGGCGACCTGGTTTCGACAGGGGTTGTGAAGCGGCTAGGGCATGTCGAGGACCCGTCACCTCGTTAATCAATGGGAAAAACGTAACTGCAAACGACGATACGTTCGCACTGGCAGCCTAAGGGCCGCCGTCCTCTGCCTAGTTCACTGACGGGCTAGTGTCGCAAGACCGGTAGCAATACCGACAGAGGTCATATACGTCAGTTAAGCCTGTCCGGCGTCACGACGGACAGGTCGAAAATCAAGTGAATCGCCGTAACGGAGCGTGTTCGTCCGCGACGTCACGGTTAAATCAAATGACAGAACTAAACATGTAGAACTGGTCGTGGACCGCTTCTGGACGCGGGTTCGATTCCCGCCGCCTCCACCAATATCCGAACCCTAACCGCTCTCGGTTGGGGTTTTTTCTTGCCTGCTCGCCCCGGCTCCCGCGTACCCGTGGGAGTTCCTGCAAACGCCTGTGGACTTCGCCGACCAGCCGGCCGGCCCGTTTCGGGCCACTTTCCACTCTCCCCCGGCCGTTTCTCTCTCCGGCTCCGCTCTCCCTGCCCCGTCGGAGGTCCGCAAAGGTCGCAGGGTATTACCATAAAAATCAATGTGTTACGCACGGACCAATCAAGCGGTTGATTTTCGGCACCGGTAGGTAAAGAAAACTGCGGCCTTGCACGCCTGTCGGTCGAGGGGCCCGAGGATGCAGTACATGCAAACTAGGACGAGCCCTCGACACCGGCGATAGTGAGATTGCGTTCAATTCTGGTCCAACGAGTGCCGTTCAGGCGCTTCTTTCAGTCCGAACGCTCTTGAGCTTTTAACACATCGTCAAGGGCCGCCTCGGCGTTGTCTTCGGGGTCGTCGAACCCATACATCTCATCAATCGTCGGAAGTTCATCCTCCTCTGCGGCATCCTCCTCCTCACTGTCCTCATCTTCGAATTCCGCAGTCGCTTGCAAAGCTTCGGGCGTCTGATCGATTGCGCCAACTCTCGCAGCGGCGATTACGCCAGCAGCCGCACCGTCAGCGAGGGTCTCCGCAACTTTGCGCTCCCCTGGGATGTCCATTTTTCCGTCTACTGCCGCCTTGTTGATCTTGTGCCAAGACGAGACTTCGTTGGGCGCAGCATCCACCCCATGCCTTTTGAGGCTTTTGGCAGTCAGTTCGTTGGCAGTCTCGGTTGAGTAATCCTGCTCGAGTTTTTCATACTCACTGTGCTGATGCAGAATGTTTGCGGTTCCAGATGGGCCTTCCGACATGTGCAACTCCGGTTAGTGTGGAGAGTCTGATTGGGGCGCGATGCGGAGAAATCATGCCACGGGCTAACAATTCAGTCGACCGAGATGGTGTGCTCACTATCTGATACCGAGGTTCAGCGATGCCGCGAGCAGCACCGCGTCGATGTCATGCCCGCGCGCCGTAGCATGCTCACTGCCCGCTAAATGAGGGCAGTCATTGAATAACCATACACGACCGTCATTCCGCCGTTTTGAGCCGCGTGCGTTGATCTTCCCACAGCGCCGGCGGATCCACCGCCAGATCGAACAGGGTGATGTGATCCGGCAACGCGTCGTCTAGGATTGCAGCCACGATGTCGGGCGCCAGCGAGGTCAGATTGACCATGCGGCTCACATAGCTGGGGTCGACGTTTTCGCGGGCAGCAATTTCCTTGAGGGACTGCACTTCGCCCAACGTCAGCATCCCCAGCCAGCGGTGGCCCCGGGCCAATGCCAGCTGCAGCGGCGTGGCCGTGGTGTTGTCCCAAGGTCGAGGTTTCATGGTCTCACCGCTGGGCAGCGTAACCAATTTGCGGCCGCTACGCCGCTTGATCCGGATCGGCACATACAAGGTCAGGCGGCCGTCGCTTGCTTCGACGACATTTAACTTCCCTGACTGCTGGATCGACATCTTACTCATGCCATGACCTCCTCGGCCCCACCATCGGTCGCCGGTCGCAATTCAAGGACCAGACGCTCGATGCCGTTCGCGCGCAACCGCACTTCCAGATCATCGGGCGACACGATCACCTTCTCGACCAGCAAATTGACGATCCTGGTCTGCTCGGCCGGGAACAGCTGGTCCCAGATCGCATCGAGACGGGTCATCGCCACAGTGACCATGGCCTCGTCCAGGCTGGGGTCGAGTGCGATAGCACGAGGCAGCATATCCCCGATCAGCCCCGGTGACCGAAGGATCGCCCGCAGTTGATCCAGCACCGCTGCCTCGAGCTCGGCCGCTGGCAAGGTAGGCAGACCCGACGCACCGGCATGCTCCTTTTTCTCACGCTGAGGGACGTAGTAGCGGTATCGACGCCCGTCTTTCTTCACCGTGGAAATTGGTGACAGCGCCCGGCCGTCGCTTCCGAACACCATACCCCTGAGCAGACAATGCACCTTCGCCACCTTCGCCCGTGTGGCGCTCGCGCGCGCACGACCATTGGTGGACAGGATTGCATGAACTCGGTCCCACAGCTCGCTATCGATGATCGACGGATGCTCTCCCGGATACCATTGGTCCCGATGGCGCAATTCCCCGAGGTAGGTACGGTTGTGCAGCAGTTTGTAGATCAGCGCCTTGTCGATCGGCCGCCCCTTACGGACTTTGCCATCCTGCGTGGTCCAGGCCTTCGACGTCACGCCATCGAGTCTCAGCTCCTTGACCAAGAGGGTGCTCGATCCGATTTCGACGAAACGCCGAAAGATGTGGCGCACGAGTTTTGCCTCGCCGTCATTCAAAACCAGTCGTCGATTCACCACGTCGTACCCGATGGGCGGAATACCGCCCATCCACATGCCCTTGCGTTTGCTCGCAGCGATTTTGTCGCGAATGCGCTCCCCGGTGACCTCGCGCTCGAACTGGGCGAAGGACAGCAGGATGTTCAGCATCAGTCGGCCCATCGAGGTCGTGGTGTTGAACTGCTGGGTAACCGAGACGAACGACACGCCGTGGCGCTCGAATACATCAACCATGCGGGCGAAGTCTGTCAGGCTGCGCGTCAGCCGGTCGATTTTGTAGATCACCACGATGTCAATCTTGCCCGCCTCGATATCTGCCATCAGGCGTTTGATCGCGGGACGGTCCATGTTCCCGCCCGAGTATGCCGGATCGTCGTAGTCGTCGGCGACCGGAATCCAGCCCTCGGCACGCTGGCTCGCGATGTACGCATGCCCCGCATCGCGCTGCGCATCGATCGAGTTGTACTCCTGGTCCAGCCCCTCGTCGGTGGATTTACGCGTGTAGACGGCGCAGCGCAAGCGCCGGATCAGTGAATCGCTCATTTCCGCCCCCGCTGTTTTTCAACCTTCCGCTTTCCCGGCTCCGTGAGACCGAAAAACACGGGACCTGACCAACGCGTCCCGGTAATTTCGCGAGCAATCATCGACAGGCTCGGGTATAGCCGACCTTCAAACTCATATCGGTCGTCCGCAATGACCGTCACGCGATACTCGACCTTCTGGTATTCGCGAGTCAGCACCGTCCCCGCTGGCGGACGGAATGATCGCGCCTTCTTCGTGAGCTTGCCCGTTTCCACCAGATTGGCAATGCGGCGCTTGTTCCTCTCAAGCAGGTTTGGATCGACCTTGCGAAACTCGACTTCCTGCAGTCGGTAGGCAATTCGGCGCTCGAGAAATTGCCGGTTGTGCGTGGGCGTGTCACCCCCGATCAGCCTGCGCCAAAGCGCCTTGATTTCGGCCATGGGCAGATCAGGCAATCGGGCTATTTGCGCAGCAATCGATGCGGGTGTCGTGTATGTACGCGGGTTCGCACTCATCTGGACTCCGTATTTTTGTTGTTGACGGGGTCTGTATGAACGCGCTGGCGTCCAGATAAGGCAAGCTCAAACTCACTCTCCGGCAGCCACTTTGCGGACTGTGGAAAATGGCTGACACGTAGGCGCACGAGCCCGTTGGCCAGCAGCGACGCGACTTCGAGCCGGCGCTGCTCCGGGGTCATCCGTTCAGGGGAAATCTGGTTTATCTCGTGCATCGGTACCGGCCCTCTCCGTCAAACTCGCCTTGAAAGCGAAATTCTCCAGACGAACCGTCACCGACACCATGAGGGAGTTTCGTATGCCCGCATACCGATGCAGGCTATCGCAAAAACACGACTGAATTAGGCCGCAAGATGATGCGCTAGAAAGGCTTTCATGAACTGATTGCCTGTGGGCGTCGAGGCCAGCAGATCCCTGATCTGAGCCTTGACCTGCTGAATATCCATGCCTTCAATTGATGCGGCCTTCAGCACAGCAGTATACGCATCGAGCACATCGGTGCCCGTGATTTCATAACCATGGCCGAGCGAAATCCACCGCAATGAAGCAAGGCCGGCAGCGACCGCGAACCCAGGCTGAAGGTCGGCAAAATCTCTTGCTGCGCGCGCCAGTGTGCGGGGGTCGGTCGGGCTGCGCGTGACCAGCTCGATGGCAACGTCGAACAAGCCAGCATCCTTCGCGGCGGCGAACCACTTGCCTTCAGCACCGGGCGTGCTGGCAACCAGGTCGCGCAGAATCTGCTCCGGCGGAATGTTCGGATATTTTTTGGCGATGGCGCGAAAGGTGGCGAGATTGGTCGTGCCTTGATTGGCTTCGATCGCATAGCGTCGATATGCATCCTCCGCCATGCCCGACGATAACAGGAGGGCTTCGCAGGTCTCCGCAATCTGCCAGCCAGGGTCGTTCAAGCCGCGCGACTGCTCGGCATAGCGGATCGCCTCCGCCTTCTTCCCCATCGCTCCGAGCGCCTTTACGCCCCACTGGCGGTAATACCACCACTTGAACGGCGCTCGCTCCAGCAACGCGAGCAGTTGTTCATGGCGACCGGCGGCGTACAAGGAAGCAAGGCATGCACCCGTCCCCTTGAAAAAACCGTGACCGGAGGATTGGGAACCCCAGACATGTTCGATCAGCGGCAAGAACTCATCGACCCACCGGGCAGCAATCTCCGGGATAACGCACAGTTCGCCCCAGTGCTCGCCGAGCGATTCGATGTAGGGCATCTCATCGTCCTGCAAAGCCTGCCACAGGCGTTCAAGCCAACGCTGCCGAGCGCTCGCATCGACATCCGCCTTCGCAATGATTGGCACCAGTGTTTCGATGGCCTTGTTGACCGCCGCGCCCAAGGCACCCGAGGAGCTATCGACGTGCTCGAGCGAGGGCGACAGCTTTTCGAGGAGCAGCACCGCCCCCTCGGCCGCAACCACTGGCTCCTTGCGTGCAACCGCCTTGATTTCTGAAAGCGCTTCCTTGATACGCTGAATCGGCGTGTCGGATCGCCAGCCGAAGGCGTTGCGGCGGAAACGGGAACTGAACTGCCACTTGTACGCGCTCATGATCTACCGCACCGGGTACTGTCCGTTGCGGACGAACCGGTCGAAGCTGTCCTCCTCGGCCTCTTCATCATCATGCCGGGGCCGTTGCCATTCCGCGTCGTGCAACGACAGCAGCGTCAACGTATAGTCGTACTGCCCTGCCACCCGGGTCATTTCGGTAACGGGCATGCTGACAGGTTCATGTGGAAACCAGTGCTGCGCTCGGCCCGTCTGCTGATCGCGTGCACTCCAGCAGTTATCGCTGTGGGCGAGCGCCTGGCGAGGCAACTCGATGGTGTTCCTGCGCGTCGCAAAATATGCCCCCGATTTGAACGCCGCATCGTTCGATTTCGCCCATAGCATATGATCGTCGCGACTGGCCACCAGCACGACACGCTTCGGCGCGATTTCGGTCCAGCGCAAAGCTGCCGCTGTCAGAGAAACACCGTAGCGATCGGCGCAGTGAGCAAGCAGATCAAAGCTGACCGGCTGTCCGTCCACCTGTCGCCGGAAATCATCCAGCGGCATCAGCAGGGTCGAGGCGAAGATATCCGCCTCAGCCTCGATATCGCGCCCATTGTTGTCGCCCGTCTCAATGTCATCGTTGCCGCACTCAAAACGGTCCTGCTGATGGCGATGCATCAGGTAGTGGGCAAATTCGTGAGCGACGGTGAAGCGCTTGCGCCCTTCCGATCGCACGGCGCTGTTATAAACGATGAGCCATTTCGACCGTGCCTTGTTCGCAGCCAGCATGCCTTCAAAATCATCCATGTCCTCGCCGACCACCTTGTCGATCGGCGAATCCGCGAAGCACTGCCGTGAATACTCCAGCGCCAGTTCATCGACCTTGACCGGAAAACGGTCCACGCCGAGCACGGCGTTCAGCATCGACGAAATCTGATTAGCTGCAGCCTGCGGCTTTTTCGCAGCCGTCACTCGTCCTCCCAAGCGTCCAGAATTTTTCGGATTTTCTTCTTGTCCGGCTCCGACATGCTTTTGTATTTGCGGAAGAAAACATCATCGACCACATCGTCGCTGACAGTAGTTGCAGATTCATTCAGCAAATAATCTGTCGTGACACCAAGCACGGCGGCAATTTTCCCAATTTTCTCCGCTGACGGCTTCGGATCGTCCTTGTTCTCCAGCTCCCATATGTAGCTTTTGCTCGATTCGGTGAGTTCGGCCAGCTGCTCAAGGCTAAGCTTTCTTTCCTTACGCCGCGCGCGAATCTTGTCACCTAGAGGGGATGGCACTGAAATCTCCTGATCGTTCCGGTTTACCCAGAAAATGATACCACCCGACCGAACGAATTCGTAACTGCTTGACAAACCCATCCCTGTCCCGAAATAATCGTATCTGTTCGGTAAACCGAACGCCATCGGTCTGTACACCCCGATAAAAAAACAGGGCCACAGACCAAAGCCAGCCTGATCCACACGTTGAGAAAGGGGTAGCGATGAACGATGCAGAAAATCTGTCGAAACTGCTGGGCCACGTGACGCCGGCCGTGTTTCATGAATTCATGGTCGACAAATTCAATCTGGCGCTGCCGGATCTGAACGACGACCAGAACAAGCGGGACCAGCGAGCTGCAATGGAGGCCGAACTGGCGAGCCTCGACGTCGGGGAACGGCAGCAGATCGAGGAGGTTGCCGAACGCATCGTATTGCTGTCCGATGGTCCTGGGCAGGACGTTATCGACGGGATCAGCCAGGACATTTTCGATGACGTGGACAAGACAGCGTTCACAGCACTGCCCAATCAGTTCGAACGCGCGATCTGGCTATATTGCAATGAACCGGGGCTCTTCGAGAAAGCACTGAACGCACGCCAGGCGGACGTATTCCGGCAGAGCGCATCCTGCTACTCCGGATACGTGGCACCCAAGAACCTCACGGTGCTTGACGGTGTTGACGCGAAGCAAGCCTTCCACGGGGTCGTGGCCCAGCAATTGGGCTGTGCGAAGGAGGATGTCGCGGTACAGGTATTCAAACGGTTGCGCCCGGACACCCAGACTGGCGAGGAGGTTGCGCTGTATCAGATCAGCATCCACCATAACCGTCCGCCTGAAATCGTCGAACACGTCCAGCATAGTGAACTCGTGGCGCAGGAAGTGGTCCGCGCCGTGTCCTCGCACATCACCTACGAACCGACGAATGGCCACCTTGAAGTCCTGTCGAAGGACACCGCCGGACGCGAAGAGCTGGCGCGCATCGCGGCGGATTCCTTGCTCAAGTCGCCGATCACCGGCGACAAGATCCCGCTGAAACAGTACAACTATCAGAGCCTAGCCGCTCCCCGGAATTTTGACATCTCCGGTGAAAGCGTCGCATCGGTCAAGGTTATCGAGCTCGGCTATGCAACCGCCAACCATCGCTCCCTGCTGGTGAAGATCTGGGCAAAGGACGCGGACGATATCTATACCGCAGCCCGCGCGTTGATTTCTTCGGACTTCGATTTCCGTCACCATCACCTCAACTACGCCAAAATCTCCATCCGCATCAAGAAGGTCGGCACAGACCGTGCGCGCACGATCGCAGTCATTCTGCGCGACGACAACCGCTGCAATATCAAGACCAAGCGCGAAAAAGATCGGGCGCTGTGCGACCGTCTGCTCGCCAAGTGGCATCTCGTGAAGGAGATCGGCGATGCGGACGACGCCACTGCCGACGCACTCGCTGCTTGAACTGATCGACCTGTTCGAACAGTCCAGCCAGTCGATCACCGACACGGAGGGGCAGCGTCTGCGTGGCGTTCCGGGGTGGGAACTGTCGCGCAGGACTGCCCTCTCCGCACACGAACTCGCAACGTGGACCGAGTGCGTTGGCTACGCCGGCGGTTACCCGGCACCTTGTGGCGACGAAACGGTCATGGTCGATATTGAGGAGGACGATGATCCAGGCCGGTACCGCTACCTGTGTCCGGACACGTTTCGCACGAGGTACCTGCCCGCAGCGAAAGCCGCAGTTCACGTGGTTAGCGCCGCAAAAATGCTGCACTGCGTGGCGGACCTCCTCGGGATTCCGCAGGCACTGCGCGGGGGTATCGCTGCCCCGGCCATTGAGGGTGTGCTCTGGCAACTCGGCAGGACGCGCATCGCGGACGCGCAGGTAGACGTCTGGCTCGTCCGGGACCTCGCGACACAAGTCGAGCAGATCCTCACGCACTTCCGGCAGGCATCGCTACCCGGTCGCGGGCTGATTCTCACCACCGGACAGGCCCTGCCAGAGATCGTATCTCCACCCCGCGACTATCGCATCGTGCCGATCCACGATGTCCTGGTCGAGCATGCCGTCAGTCCGCACATCGACGTTGACCTCATTCACCGTCTGCTGCTGGCTGCTCCCGGCACCAGAATCGAGAAATCGCTGCCGGTGCGTTTCGATCCATATTCCAGCACGCTGGTCATCGCCACCAAGTCAGACCGTCCCTGGACAATTAAAGGGCAACGGCATATCGCCGTGGTCCGCTATCTCTTCGAGCAGCTATCGAATGGACGTCGTTGGGTTCCGGCTCACGAAATCCTCGCCGCCGTCTACGGTGCCCAGAAATCTGGCCGCAGCCAACGGATGCAGAACCTGTTCAGCGGCAACACGGTCTGGGAAGACTACATTGCCAACGACGGCGACGGGCAGTACGGATTCAATCTGGACTGACTCGCCTACCCTCATCGTCACTCACAACCGCCTTCGGGCGGTTTTTTGCTTTTCGGGCTCCGATTTCTACCGCAGAAACTGCGCCCGTACATCAGCCCGTACATGGCGGTGGCGGACGCCCGTACATCCCGAATTCGAAGATGACCTCACGTTTTCGCAACCACCCGAAAGGAGAAAAACGTGACCGTCAAACACCTCAATCAACGCGATCTGGCTGAACGCTGGGACATCAGCGAGGCCACCCTCGAACGCTGGCGCTCCGATGGCATCGGCCCCGTCTTCATGAAACTGCACGGGCGCGTCCTGTACCGCCTCGAGGACGTCGAAGCCTACGAAACGGAAAGCCTGCGCCGAAGCACGTCCGAACCCTTCGAAGCGAAAGGGACTGCAGCCGTCCACGCTTCGATGAACCCGTAAAGGGAATCGCCATGACCGATATGACGATTTTCCCCGCCGACCTCGTGGCCATGTCCGTGGCCCAGCTCGCGGCGCTTCCTGCGGCCCAGAAAGCCGAAATCCACCGCAACCTCGCCGAAGCCAGCGAATGGCTGAAATCGGCCCGCGCGAAGTTCGACGCGGCGCTCGATGCCGCATACGGCGAACAGGCTCGCGCAGCCCTGCGTGACTCCGGTCGCGACTTCGGCACCACTCACGTGTCCGACGGCGCGTTGCGCATCACGTTCGAACTGCCGCGCCGCGTGTCCTGGGACCAGGAAGGCCTGTCCAAGATGGCCGCACGCATCACGGCTGCCGGTGAGCAAGCCGAGGACTACGTCGACGTTGAACTGTCGATTCCCGAATCACGCTTCTCGAACTGGCCGCCGGCATTGCGCGAGCAGTTTGCGTCGGCGCGTACCACCAAACCCGGTAAGCCGACTTTCCGGCTGGCCCTCCTCAACGACATGGGAGCCTGACCATGACGAATATCCTTCCGTTCGAATTCGAAGCCCACGCAGTGCGCGTCCATGTCGATGACGCTGGCCAGCCGTGGTTCAACGCCAACGATGTGTGCGCCGTGCTCGAGTTCGGTAATCCGCGCCAGGCCGTCGAATCGCATGTCGATGATGAGGATGTCCAGAAATTGGACACCCTTACGCCTGGCGGCCGTCAGCGCCAGAACCACGTCAACGAATCGGGACTGTATGCCCTGATCCTCGGCAGCACCAAGGATGCGGCAAAGCGCTTCAAGCGCTGGGTCACGAGCGAAGTGCTGCCCGCCATTCGCAAGACCGGCAGCTACAACGCCGTCGCCAGCCTGCCCGCACCGACCCAGGACCGCGTGTCGTCGATCCTGCTGATCGGCGAGGCCGTGGCGAAGGTGCCTGGCGTCAAGACCGGCATTGCGATGGCTGCAACGCTGACCTGTATCCACGAGAACACCGGTATCGCCGTCGAAACGCTCCGTCGCGCGTTGCCCGCTGCGGATGCGCCCATCTGCTCGCTCAATGCCACGCAGGTTGGCCAGCTTCTGTGCATCTCGGCGAAAGCCGCCAACCAGCGCCTTGCACGTCACGGCCTGCAGATGCGCAATGACCGCGACGAGTGGGAGCTCACCTCGGCTGGCGAAGCGTGGGCCGAGGCCATGCCGTACTCACGCAACGGTCACTCGGGCTACCAGATTCTCTGGAATCCGGCAGTCGCCGAGCTGCTGAAGGAGGCCGCGTAATGGCTCTGCCCATCATCACCGCTGACCAGCGCCTAGCCGAGCGCCAAGGCGTCAAGATCGCCGTGCTCGGCAAGAGCGGTATCGGCAAGACGAGCCTGCTCCGGACGCTGCCCGAGGCCACCACCCTGTTCGTCGATCTCGAGGCGGGTGACCTCGCAGTGCGCGACTGGCAAGGCGACTGCATGCGCCCGGCTACCTGGCCGGAATTCCGCGATCTCGTCGTGTTCCTCGCAGGCCCCAACCCGGCCCTGCCACCGGAGGTGCCGTTCTCGGACGCGCATTTCCACCACGTATGCGAACGCTTCGGCGATCCGGCGCAGCTGGTCCGCTACGACACGTACTTCGTCGACAGCATCACCGTGCTCGCGCGTCTGGCACTGATCTGGGCCAGAACCCAGCCGCAGGCCGTGTCCGATCGCACGGGCAAGCCCGACATGCGCGGTGCCTATGGCCTGCTTGGCACGGAAATGCTCGCGGCACTGACCCATCTGCAGCATGCGCGCGGCAAGAACGTCGTGTTCGTCGCGATTCTCGACGAGCGTGTCGACGATTTCAACCGCAAGGTGTTCACCCCGCAGATCGAAGGCTCGAAGACTGCCGCCGAGCTGCCTGGCATCGTCGACGAGGTCGTCACGCTCGCCGAGATCAAGGCCGACGACGGCACCTCCTATCGCGCGTTCGTCACCCACACGCTCAACCCCTACGGCTATCCGGCCAAGGATCGCTCTGGTCAGCTTGACCTGCTCGAGCCGCCTGATCTCCACGCGCTGATCCGTAAATGCGCAGCCGCAGCGACCCAATCCCCGACGACGAGGAACTGATCATGTCCCAATGGAACGACTTCAACGATGCCGATGCCCAGCACGCTGGTTTTGAGCTGATCCCGAAGGGCACCGTCGTACCGGTTCGCATGACCATCAAACCCGGCGGCCATGACGATCCCGAGCAGGGCTGGACTGGCGGGTACGCGACCGAATCGTTCGAGACGGGCTCGGTCTATCTGGCCTGTGAATTTGTCGTGACCGACGGCCCGTATGCCAAACGCAAGATGTGGACGAACATCGGCCTCCACTCCCGCAAGGGGCCGACCTGGGGGCAGATGGGGCGCAGCTTCATCCGCGCAATTCTCAACAGCGCTCGTCACGTCCATCCGCAGGACAACAGTCCGCAGGCATCGGCTGCCCGCCGCATCGAGAGCTTCGCCGATCTCGATGGCATCGAGTTCATCGTGCGCGTGGACATCGAGAAGGATGCGCGCGGCGATGACCGCAACGTCGTGCGCATGGCGGTCGAACCGGATCACGCGGACTACCCCGCATTCATGGGCAGTGCCGCGAAGCCTTCGGGCTCCGGCGGCCAGTCGGGTGCTCCGGCACAGACCGCGCCAACTTTCCGTCCCGCGCCGACCACGACCCGACCGGCACCGGCTGGCAAACCTGCCTGGGCCTGACGCGGAGATCCCCAATGAAATGCTGGGTCTGCACCCGTCAGGCCCGGGGACTCACGCATGCCGATACCCGTCACGGTATCGGCAATCCCCGGCGCTACCCGATTGACTGGGCGTTCTGCTCGCGACGCTGCCAGGACGCCTTCCATGCGCTGTACGGCACCAGGCTTCGTGCCCTGGTCGGCGGCGCAACCATTGCGGAGAACACGATGATTGATCCGACTGAAGTCGAACGCGCCGCAATGAAGCGGTGCCTCAAGGCCTTCGGCGAAGCCGCTGGCGAGATTGGTTTCGACAAGTCCCTCGGCGCGTATGCCGAGGAAGAAGCCCTGCGTGTGATTGACGCGATCGTCACCTGCTGGACGGAACAGATGGTCTCGCACCACGAGGCGACGCGCCAGTCCACCGTGCGCGGAACGACGCCACCGCGCGATCCGTTTGCCGATATGGCAGACGACCTGCCGTGGGAGGTCGCGCAATGATGGATTTCAATTCTTCGTCCACGCTGTCGGAACGGATTGCCACGTTGATCGATGCCGGCATGCAGCGCACGAGCAAGCGTGAGGGCAGTCGCACATATCTCGGTGCCTCGCGTCTGGGAGCCGCGTGCGAACGTGCATTGCAGTACGAGTACGAACGCACTGCTGTCGATCACGGGCGCGACGTTCCGGGCCGCATGCTGCGCATCTTCGAGCGTGGCCATGTGATGGAGGACTGCATGGTCGCGTGGCTGCGTGATGCCGGATTCGATCTGCGCACGCGCAAGGCCGATGGCGAGCAGTTCGGATTTTCGGCACTCGACGGCCGGCTGCAGGGGCACATCGATGGTGTGCTCGTAGGCGGCCCCGACGACGTCAGCTATCCGGCGCTCTGGGAAAACAAGTGCCTCGGCGGTAAGTCGTGGCGCGAATTGCTCAAGCACCGGCTCGCCGTCGCCAAACCCATCTATGCCGCACAGGTCGCGCTCTACCAGGCCTATCTCGGTCTGCACGAGCATCCCGCCGTGTTCACGGCAATCAACGCCGACACGATGGATCTGTACATCGAGCTGGTTCCGTTCGATGCGGTGCTCGCCCAGCGTATGTCCGACCGTGCCGTGACAGTGATTGGCGCAAGCGATGCCGGCGAACGACTGCCGCGCGGATTCAATGACCCCACTCACTTTGAATGCCGGATGTGCGCGTGGCAGGACCGCTGCTGGAGGGCCGGCCCATGACCCGTTTTCCCCTCCGATGCGAAACCGGGGCTCCTCTCCCACTGGTACGTATCACCGCTATCCAGCGCTTGCTGCTGCGCCACGCGGATGTCGTTCAGCCCGAAACACGCCTGGCAGTCGCCGCGATCTGCCAGGCCATCGCGGACTCCTGTATCGGCAGCCCGTCCGGGCGTACCGACGCACGGGACTTCATGTACGGCAGGCGGCTTGATGCATGGGCATCGCTTGCCGGGCTAAATCCCGTCTTCGTGCGCGAGGTGGCCACGAAAACCGGGTACCTGCCGGCGCAGTCTACCCATAGAACAACCCGATCCTACGCACGGTCGACCAGCAACATCCCGACGCAAGGAATCCGTCATGCTTGATTTCAACGACACCCCCGATCCCGTTACGACCGATACGGCTGACTCGCGCGAAACCATGCACACCGCATTGCTTGCCCGACTCGAATCGGTACTGACCGTCATGTTCCCGGCGGGCAAGCGTCGCCGGGGCAAGTTCCTCGTGGGCGATGTTATGGGCAGCCCGGGTGACAGCCTCGAGGTTGTGCTCGAAGGCGAGAAGGCGGGCCTGTGGACCGATCGCGCTACCGGTGACGGCGGCGACATCTTCGATCTGATCGCGGCGTGGCTTGGTGTCAACGCTCACGTCGATTTCCCCGCGTGCTCCAGCAGGCACGCGAGCTGATTGGACAGAGTGCCCTCATGCCGAAACGGCGCACGAATAAGGACGTGCCGGTGGATGATCTGGGTCCAGCCACGGCCAAGTGGGATTACCTCGATGCCTCTGGTCAGCTGATCGCTGTCGTTTACCGCTTCGATCCACCGGGCCGGAAGAAGGAATTCCGGCCATGGGATGCGAAGCGCCGCAAGATGGCCCCGCCCAATCCGCGCCCTCTCTACAACCAGCCGGGCATGGTCGACGCCTCGCAGGTGGTCCTAGTCGAGGGCGAGAAATGCGCGCAGACGCTGATCAACGCAGGCATCGTCGCTACCACGGCGATGCACGGTGCGAACGCGCCCGTCGAGAAGACCGACTGGTCTCCACTCGCGGAGAAGGCCGTGCTCATCTGGCCCGACCGCGACAAACCCGGCTGGGAATACGCCACACAGGCAGCACAGGCCATCCTCACGGCAGGCGCAAAATCCTGCCACATCCTGTATCCGCCCGAGGAAGCATCGGAAGGATGGGATGCAGCGGATGCAATGGCTGAGGGTTTCGATCTCGCAGCCTTTCTCGCCCACGCCCCGCGTGCCCAGATCTACAACGTCGACGTCGAACAGGAACCCGCCGTCGGCAGCGACGAATCCGTGTGGGGCACGGAAGACGCGCTGGCGCTAGCCTTCACCCGCCGTTACTACCGCGACTGGCGCTACGTGTCCGCATGGGGGCGCTGGATGATGTGGGATGGCCATCGCTGGCGCTCCGAAGACACCCTGGCCGCTACCGACCTGATCCGTAGCGTGTGCCGTCATACGGCCGTGCGTGCAGAAAACCCGAAGATTGCCGCCAGGCTCGCCAGTTCTGGCACGGTCGCTGGTGTCGAACGGCTGGCTCGATCGGATCGCCGACATGCGGCCACCACCGTAGAATGGGACGCCGACCCGTGGCTGCTCAACACGCCGGATGGCGTGGTCGATCTCACGACTGGCAGGCAACGTGCGCACGACCGTACCGACCGGATGACTCGGGTGACCACGGCGACCCAAAGTGGCAACTGTCCTATCTGGCGGCAGTTCCTCACCGAGGTCACGGGCGGGGATATCGAGCTACAGGCCTATCTGCAACGGACGGCGGGCTACGCGCTCACCGGTTCGACGCAGGAGCACGCGCTGTTCTTCCTCTACGGCACGGGCGCGAACGGCAAGTCGGTGTTCGTCAACACGCTGGCAACGATCCTCGGCGACTACGCCACCAACGCGCCGATGGACACATTCATGGAAACGCGCAACGACCGGCACCCGACCGACATGGCTAGCCTGCGTGGCGCGCGCTTCGTGTCGGCCATCGAAACAGAACAGGGACGCCGCTGGGCCGAATCGAAGATCAAGAACCTCACGGGTGGCGACAAGATCTCCGCGCGCTTCATGCGGCAGGACTTCTTCGAATTCCTCCCTCAGTTCAAGCTGTTCGTTGCTGGTAACCACAAGCCTGCGATCCGCAACATCGACGAAGCAATGAAGCGGCGGCTGCACCTGATCCCGTTCACGATCACCATACCGCCCGAGCGCCGCGACAAGCTGCTCCAGCAGAAGCTCCTGGCCGAGCGCGACGGCATTCTGGCGTGGGCAGTTCAGGGCTGCCTCGACTGGCAACGTCTCGGGCGGCTTGATCCACCGCAACAGGTGAAGGACGCGACCGACGAGTATTTCGAGGCCGAGGATGCGCTGGGCCGCTGGCTCGACGAACGCTGTGTACGCGAGGCCAACGCGAAGTCGCTGACTGCGGAATTGTTCAACGACTGGAAGCAATGGGCCGAATCCGCCGGGGAGTTTGTTGGATCACAACGGAGGTTTTCCGATCTGCTCATCACGCGTGGATGCGAGCAATGGAAAAACACCGCAGGTCTGCGCGGTTTCAGGGGCATCGACCTCAAGCACCCGCATACGCGCGCATACACCCCATACGCCGACAACTGAGTCGCCATTCGAACATGCCGAACGGCGCAGCCGGCGCATTACAACGTAACTCTTATACGCGTGCGCGTGCGCGCGCACACAAGGGTATTACGTTTTGCTCTGCCGGCTGCGCCGTTCCTCCCCAACAGGAACGACTGCAATCATGATCACGACGATTCTCGCCCTTGATCTGGGCACGACCACCGGCTGGGCGCTGCGCCGGTTTGATGGCGGCATCACGAGCGGCGCGCAGCACTTCCGGCCGCAGCGCTTCGAGGGCGGTGGCATGCGCTTCCTGCGCTTTCGTCGCTGGCTCTCGGAACTGCACGGCAGCGCAGGGGATATTCACGCTGTGTACTTCGAGGAAGTGCGCCGGCATGCCGGTGTCGACGCCGCACATGCGTATGGCGGATTCCTCGCCACGCTCTCGGCATGGTGCGAGCACCACCGTATCCCGTACCAGGGTGTGCCGGTGGGCACGATCAAGAAACACGCGACCGGCAAAGGCAACGCGGGCAAGGATGCGGTGATTGCGGCGATGTGCTCGCTCGGTCACGCCGTCACCGATGACAACGAGGCCGACGCACTTGCACTGCTGCACTGGGCCATCGACACGCAGGGGGAGTGAGATGAAGATCCCGTCTCCGCACTCCCCGTCCTCGCTTGCCCGCCATCAGCCCGTGACCGTGGATCTGGAAGCGACCAAGCGCGATGGCTGGCAGCAGCAACGTATCCTCGTCATCGCCGAGCATGACGAGCGGCTGGATTTCATCGAGCGTGAATTCGTGCGCCGGATCGGCAACCGGCTCTATGGCCCGCCCGGCCACGGAGGTCGCCATGGCTGAGTGGAGCGTAGATGCTGTGGCAGCACGCTTTGTCGAGGCAGCGGATACCAGCCACCGTCTGCCGCCCGTGCGTGTTCAGGGCTACTTCAACGTCTGGCCGGAATTTGTGCGGCGCGAATGGGAAGCACTTGCGAACGAGGATCGCGAGTGCCGTCCGTTGCCGCCGTCACCATCTGCGGTCGACCGGATGCTGGAAACGATGCGCTGGGTGCAGTGGCTCGAAGAGGAACAGCGGCATCTTGTCTGGATGCGTGCCGAACGGCATCGCTGGGAAGACATCGCGAAGCGCTTCGGCTGCGTCGCGCGGACTGCCCAGCGCCGGTGGGATAGCGCCATGCAGCACATCGTCCAGCAACTCGATAACGGGAATCAATAGACGTTGCGGGTCGTTAAGGGGTCCCTCAAGCATATGCAGACTAATACCAAGATCCCACGATTTTCGGGGTGTCGCATTTTGAGGAAATTTCGCTAAGATTGCGGCTATGGTTGCGAGAGGTGGATCTCGCACCGCCCTCTCCTCTCTTGCCCGCGATGAGCGCCGCTCTCGCGGGTTTTTTGTTTCCGCTCCCGATGCCGGCCCTGCAAATCGACTATCGTCCGATCGAGTCACTGATCCCGTACGCCCGTAACGCGCGCACGCACAGCGATGAGCAGATCGCCCAGATTGCGGCGAGCATCCGGGAATTTGGCTTCAACAACCCGGTGCTGGTCGACGGACACCGCGGCGTCATCGCTGGTCACGGTCGCCTCCTCGCTGCGCGCCAGCTTGCGATGACCGAGGTGCCCGTGATCGAACTCGCGCACCTGTCCGAGACGCAGAAGCGTGCGTTCATCCTCACGGAGAACAAACTCACGGAACGCGCGGGCTGGGACGGCGAACTGCTGTCGCTCGAGCTGGCCGATCTGCAGGCGGCCGGGTTCGACCTTGAGCTGACCGGCTTCGATGACAACGAGATTGCGGAGCTGCTCGGTGACAGCGAATCCGAGTCGGGCGAAGGCGACGACGCTGACGATGTGCCGGAGGCACCGACCACGCCGGTCACTCGGGCTGGTGATGTCTGGCAGATTGGCACGCATCGGCTCATCTGCGGTGATGCCGCCGATCCGACGGTCATCGCGATACTGATGGGCGAAGATCGCGCATCGTTGTGCTTCACCAGCCCGCCCTACGGCAGCCAGCGCGACTACACAAACACGATCGTCGATTGGGACGGCTTGATGCGCGGCGTGTTTGCCGCACTGCCGATGGCCACAGACGGCCAGGTGCTCGTCAATCTCGGCCTGATTCATCGCGACAACGAAGTCATCCCCTACTGGGACGGCTGGCTGCAGTGGATGCACGCGTCCGGCTGGCGGCGCTTCGGCTGGTATGTGTGGGATCAGGGCCCGGGAATGCCCGGTGACTGGAACGGCCGCCTCGCACCGAGCTTCGAGTTCGTGTTTCACTTCAACCGTGCGGCACGACGTCCGAACAAGATCGTGCCGTGCGTACATGCTGGCCAGGATTCGCATCTGCGCGCTGATGGCTCGTCGACCGCGATGCGCAGGAAGGATGGCGAGGTCGGTGGCTGGTCGCATGCCGGCAAGCCCACGCAGGACACGCGGATCCCCGATTCCGTGATCCGCATCATGCGGCACAAAGGGCCGATCGGCGACGGCATCGATCATCCGGCCGTGTTCCCGGTGGCACTGCCCGAGCAGATCATGCTTGCGTACTCAGATACCGGCGACATTGTGTTCGAGCCGTTCAACGGATCCGGCACGTCGCTCCTCGCGGCCGAACGCACACGCCGTCGCGGCCGCGCAGTCGAGATCGCACCCGAGTACGTGGATGTCGCGATCCGCCGCTTCCTGCAGCACTACCCGGACGCCGAGGTGACCCTGGCGAGCTCCGGACAGTCATTCGAGCAGGTCGAAGCAGAACGTGTCACCCTCGACGAGATCGCCCATGCGTAACCATGTCGCTGACGTCAAAATCGAGTTGCGACCGGTCGACGTGCTTATCCCGTATGCGCGGAACGCCAAGCAGCATTCCGATGCACAGGTGGCGCAGATCGCCGCGAGCATCATCGAGTTTGGCTGGGGTGCGCCGATCCTGGTCGATGGCCAGAACAACGTCATCGCCGGCCACGGTCGTCTGCTCGCGGCGCGCAAGATCGGACTCACCGAAGTGCCGGTGGTGCCGATGACGCACCTGACCGACATCCAGCGTCGTGCGCTGATCCTGGCCGACAACAAGATCGGCGAGAACGCGTCGTGGGACGATGAGCTGCTGGGTCTCGAACTTGCCGAGCTGAAAGATGCCGGCGTCGATCCCGCGCTCACAGGCTTCAGTGCCCACGAGTGGGATGCGCTGATCGCCGGCGACGAAGCCAATCACGGCGGACTCACCGCTGATGATGCCGTCCCGGAAGTCGAAGAGATCCCGATGTCGCGCGCCGGTGATATCTGGCTGCTTGGCGAGCACAAGCTGCTGTGCGGCGATGCCACGAAGGCCGAGTCCTATCGGGCTCTGCTCGGGGACGAACTTGCCGACATGGCTTTCACGGATCCACCGTACAACGTCAACTACGCGAATACCGCGAAGGACAAGTTGCGAGGCAAGAATCGTCCGATCCTGAACGACAACCTCGGTGACGGCTTCGAGGCCTTCCTCACGTCCGCGTGCCAGAACCTGCTCGCGGTCACCAAGGGCGCCGTGTACATCGCGATGTCGTCGAGCGAGCTCGATACGCTGCAGTCGGCGTTCCGTACCGCTGGCGGTCGCTGGTCGACGTTCATTATCTGGGCCAAGAACACCTTCACGCTCGGCCGCGCCGATTACCAACGGCAGTACGAGCCGATCCTCTACGGCTGGCGCGACGGTGCTGATCACTTCTGGTGCGGCGCACGCGATCAGGGCGATGTCTGGCAGATCAGGAAGCCTGCGAAGAACGACCTGCATCCGACGATGAAGCCGGTCGAACTGGTTGAACGCGCGGTGCGTAACAGCAGCAAGACGCGCGACATCGTGCTGGATCCGTTCGGTGGCTCGGGCACGACGCTGATCGCCTGCGAGAAATCAGGACGGCGCGCGCGATTGATTGAACTCGATCCGAAGTACGTCGACGTGATCGTGCGCCGATGGCAGGACTATACGGGCGCCGAAGCAACACGCGCCCACGATGGGGCGCGCTTCGGTGAGACTTTGCAGGAGCCTCAGTGAGGATTTTCGGGGGCGTCAGTCGGCGATCCGGTAGATGCGTTCCTCGCCCTGTTTGTCGGATGTGACGTTGAGTCCGAGTTTCTTCTTCAATGCGCCGGCCAGCGTGCCTCGCACCGTGTGGCCTTGCCAGCTGGTCGCCTCGCAGATCTGCGCGATCGTGGCGCCTTCCGGTCGGCGCAGCATCGTGATCACCAGCGCCTGCTTGCTGTTCTCACGCGCGCGGCGTGGTGCCTTGATCCCGAGGTTTGCTTCGGCAGTTTCGACTGCTGTCTCCATCTCGGGATCGGCAGGATCGACGGGCGCGACCACTGCAGGGCGCTGTACACCCAGCGCATCGTAACCCTCGGCGGCCACAAACCAGCCGGCACCGTCGGTCGTGATCAGCGCCCGGTTGAAGAGCCCATCAAGGACCTTCTTGCGGGCGCCGCCCTTGATGCTGTCGGGAAACCAGTCGATCTTGCCACTGGTGTGGTTGATCGCGTAGGCGAGGATCGCGTGTTGGGCGGGCGTCAGTTCGATGGTGCTCATGGTCGTACTCCTCTCGTGGTGGATAACGACTCCATGAACACGCTGTTCAATCATGAAGCCAAGCGGAAGATGTGATGCCACGTGGAGCGCCGACGCCGTGCCGGTTCCCAGGATGCGCGGCCGTGCTCGCGACACCCGGCTTCTGCGCCACACATCGTGGATGGACGCATCGAGATTACGGTCGCGCCCGGCGCACATTCGATGCGGAGCTCGGCTTCTACAAGTCGATGGCCTGGCAGCAATGTCGCGCGGCGTATCTGCGCGCGCACCCGGTGTGTGTCACGTGCCGGGCACGAGGGATGACCATCGCGGCCGTTGTGGTCGACCACGTGGTGCCGATCAAGGATGGCGGTGCGCGCTTCGACTGGGCCAACCTGCAGTCGCTTTGCGTGCCGTGCCACAACCGCAAGACGGCCACCGAGACCGCGCGGCGAAATCGCCGTTAGAGGCGCCGTGTGCGGACGACCGAGTTTGACTCGCAAATTGCCTACCAGCAGCAAACCGGCGCCAGCCGTGGCCACGTGGGCGCCCGCAGCGGCATCCATTGCCCCCCCAGGGGGGATCGAATCTCTGCGGCCGCCGGCCCCGGGATCGTGCGCGTGCCAGGATTTTTGCGCGTGCAAAATGAAAAACTTTTTTTGATGCTCGATGACCACCATGGCCGGTCGTAAGCCGTTACCCGCTGCCGTCAAGAAGGTCAAAGGCACCCTGCAGAAGTGCCGGATCAATCCGCACGAGCCGCGACCGACCGGGAAGCTCGGCGAGCCACCCGAGTACATGTCGGACACTGCCAAGGAAGCGTGGCACTACGCGATCGAGAATGCGCCGCCAGGACTACTCTCGTCGCTCGATGCGGCAGTGCTCGAACGCTGGGCCAATTGCGCAGGCCTTTATCGCGAAGCGCTGGCCAAGATCAATCGCGCCGGCGTGGCCGGCATGATCATCAAGACACCGAGCGGCATCCTGCGTCGCTCGCCGCTGATGGATGTGATCCGCGATCTCGCGCTCGAGATGAAAAGCTACGAATCGGAAATGGGCTTCACGCCTGCTTCGCGCTCGCGGGTACAGATTGCGCAGGAACCGGCAAGCGCGCTCGATCCATGGTCGGAGATCGCCGGCTGATGGCAACGTCGAGCTACGCGATGACTGCCCGACGCTATGCCGAGGCCGTCGTAGCGGGCAACGTCCCCGCCTGCCGCTGGGTCAAGCTCGCTTGCCAGCGGCAACTGAATGATCTAGCCCGATTCAAGGGTAAGAGCAGCCCCTATCGGTTCAATCCGAAGCTGTCGGACCGCTCCGGCAAGGCCTTCGCGCCGGCTGACAACCTGTGCGCGTTCATCGAGCGCCTGCCCCACGTCAAGGGGCCGCTGGCCGGTGAGCCAATCACGCTCGAGCCGTGGCAGGTGTTCATCCTGACCACGGTGTTCGGCTGGGTGCAGGCCGATGGCCGGCGGCGTTTCAGGCGCTCCTATATCGAGGTGCCTCGCGGTAACGCCAAATCGACGCTGTCGTCGGCGGTCGGCCTTTATATGCTCGCAGCCGATGGCGAGGGCGGTGCCGAAGTGTATTCGCTGGCGACGACACGCGACCAGGCGCGCATCGTGTTTGGCGACGCACAGACGATGGCCCGGCGCAGCGCCGGATTCCGCTCGCGCTTTGGTGTCGCCGTCGGCGCGCACAACATGAATGTGCTGGCGTCCGGCTCCAAGTTCGAAGCGCTTTCCGCCGAGGGCTCCACGCTCGACGGCCTGAACATCCACTTCGGCTGCGTCGACGAACTGCACGCGCACAAGACGCGCACCGTCTATGACGTGGTCGAAACCGGTACCGGCAAGCGTAACAATTCGCTGCTGTGGGTGATCACGACGGCAGGCAGCAACCGGGCCGGGATCTGCTATGAGATCCGCTCATTCGTCACGAAGCTGCTCGAGGGCGTGTTCGAGGACGACAGCCAGTTCGGCATCGTGTACGGCCTCGACGACGGTGACGACTGGACGACCGTGGAAGCGCTGATGAAGGCGAATCCGAACTGGGGCATCTCGGTCCAGCCCGAGGTGCTGGTACCGCTGCAGGCCAAGGCCATGCAGTTGCCGAGCGCGGTCAACAACTTCAAGACCAAGCACCTCAACGAGTGGGTCAACGCCGACACCGCGTGGATGGATATGCGGGCGTGGGACCGGTGCGCCGATACTGCTCTCGATCTCGATACGTTTGCGGGACAGCCCTGCTGGATCGGACTCGACCTCGCGAGCAAAACGGATATCGCCGCGCTGATGCTGCTGTTCGCGCATCCCGAGATCGAAGGCGGATATGCCATCTTCGGTCGTTACTACCTGCCCGAGGACACCGTGATGGCGACCAGCAACAGCCAGTACGCGGGCTGGATGCGCAATGGCCGGCTCACCGTCACGCCTGGCAACGTGATCGATTTCGGGTGGATCGAGGCCGACCTGATCGAAATGTCGAGCCGCTTTCAGGTACAGGGCGTGGCGTTCGACCCCTTCCAGGCGACGCAATTGTCGACCCGGATGCTCGCCGAAGGCCTGCCGATGATCGAGGTGCGCCCGACCGTGCTGAATTTCTCGGAACCGATGAAGGCACTCGAAGCGCTCGTGCTGCAGCGCCGGCTGATCCACGACGGCGATCCGGTATTGGGCTGGATGGCGAGCAACGTGGTCGCTCACCTCGACGCGAAGGACAACATCTACCCGCGCAAAGAGCGCCCGGAGAACAAGATCGACGGCATTGTCGCGCTGATCATGGCGCTGTCGCGCGCGCTCGTCGGTGACGGCACCCCGAAGATGCCCGACGACTACACCTTGATGATCGTATGAGCCCGCTGACCTACAACACTTCCCTGCTGACCGGTATTGCCCTGATCGGCACGGGCGTCGCGCTTATCAGCATTCCGGCGGCACTGGTAGCGGTTGGCTCGCTTGTGCTCGCTTTCACAGTGTTCGGCGCGCTCGTCGCGAGGAAGTGATCCGTGCTGCTATCGATGCGCCTGAACGCGGACACCGGTGACCGGTCTCCGTGGGGCGATTTCTGGTTCTCGCCGGTGCCGTTTCGGGGCACGCCGCACTCGGTCAACGCCGATGCGGCAATGCGGCTCACGGCCGTATTCGCCTGCGTGCGCGTGCTCGCCGAGTCCGTCTCAACACTGCCGTTCATGCTGTACCGCGAGCGGCATGATGGACGGAAGACGCCGTTGCGCAACCACTGGCTTTACCGGCTGCTCGCCGTAAGGCCCAATGATTTCCAGAATCCGCTGGAATTCCGGGAGATGCTGCAGGGACACTGCACACTGCGCGGCAATGCGTTCGCGCAGATCGTCTCGAACAGCCGGGGCGAAGTGACAGACCTGCTGCCGCTGCATCCGGATCGTGTGACGATCGAACTGCTCTCCGATACGCAGTGGCGCTACCGGTATTCGCGCCGTGACGGCAGCGAGATCGTGCTCGCACGAAGCGAAGTGTTCCACCTGCGCGGCCTGTCGCCGGACGGCATCGTCGGCTACAACCCGATTACGGCCGCACGCGAGGCAGTTGCCGCTGGACTCGCCGCGCAGGACTACGGTATGCGTTTTTTCATGAACGACGCGACGCCAGGTGGCTGGATCGAGATGCCGAATGCGTTCCCGTCCGACGAGAAGCGCCGTGAATTCCGCGAGGCATGGCAGCGGCAGCAGACCGGCCGCAACCGGCACAAGACGGCCATCCTCGAGTTCGGGATGAAGTATCACGAGCTGGGCTTGAAGAACGAGGACATCCAGTTCATCGAGACGCGCAAGTTCTCCGTGTCCGAGATCGCACGGCTGTTCCGGATCCCGCCGCACATGATCGGCGACCTGGACAAGGCGACGTTCTCGAACATCGAGCAGCAGTCGCTCGAGTTCGTGATCCATACCCTGCGTCCGTGGCTCGTGCGCTGGGAGGAAGCAATCCGCTACCACTTCCTCGCTGAGGACGATGGCCTGAACGTCGAGTTTCCGGTTACGGCGCTATTGCGCGGCGATGCACAGGCCCGGGCTATGTACTACCACAACGGGATTCTCGATGGCTGGCTCACGCGTAACGAGGCGCGCCGCATGGAATCGCTCGATCCGCTCGACGGACTCGACGAACCGCTGCGGCCACTCAATATGGTCGAGGAAAGCGACGCGTCGAACGCCCCTGCTACGACGCAACCCGCACCCGACGAGTCCGAAGTCACCTCCGACGACGCCAGGAATACTGAATGAAACACGCACTCCTGATCTCTGAATTCCTGTCGACCCCATGGGCCATCATGCCCGAGCGATTGTCGGCCTTCGCCGGGGTGATCGCACGCTGGTCGCTTGGTGCCGTCGCCGATGTCGATACGATGACTGCGGTCCAAACCGACTCAGCAACCGTGGCAGCCCGACGAGGGGCAAGCGCACGCGCCGGCAACGGCTCGATCGCCGTCCTGCCGATGTACGGTGTCGTCACGCAGCGCGGCAACATGGCCGATGATATTTCCGGCCCCGGATCCATGAGCACGCAGATGTTCGCGCAGGCGCTCCGCTCCGCGCTGGCCGACGACTCGGTCGATGCCGTCCTGATCGACATCGACTCGCCCGGGGGCAGCGTCTACGGCGTACAGGAACTGGCCGACGAGATCTACCAGGCGCGTGGCCAGAAACCGGTCGTCACGATCGCGAACAGCCTGGCGGCCAGCGCCGCCTACTGGCTCGGCAGCGCCGCGAGCGAATTCTATGTGACACCCGGTGGCGAAGTCGGCTCGATCGGTGTGTGGTCGGCGCACGAGGACTGGTCGAAGGCGCTGGCCGATGCCGGTGTCACGACCACGCTAATTTCTGCCGGTAAGTACAAGACTGAAGGCAACCCATACGGCCCGCTTTCCGCCGATGCGCAGTCCTTCATGCAAAGCCGTGTCGACGATTACTACGGTGCCTTCACGAAGGCGGTCGCGCGTAATCGGGGCGTGCCGGTTGCCACGGTGCGTGAGGGCATGGGCCAGGGTCGCGTGCTGGGCGCACAGGCCGCGAAGGAGGCCGGAATGGTCGATGACATCGCCGCGTTTGACGACGTGATCCGGCGGATGTCGAAAAACCTGCGCCAGTCCGCGAAGGCCAGGGCGACAGCAGACCCTCCGGTTCCTCAGGCTGAGCCCGTTGTCACCGACGGCATGGGACGCATCGCGTGCCGGCGACGTCTCCTCGACCTGATCGGCACGTAATCTCCTCCCATCTCATCTCTCGACCTCGCTCCGGCGAGGTTTTTTTATTTCTGGAGCCTGACATGAGCAAAACCCTCCGCACCCTGCAGCAGCGCAAGGCGACGCTGGTTGCTGACGCGCGCAAGCTGGTCGATGCCGCCCACGCCGAAGACCGTGACCTGAACGAACCCGAGGCAACGCAGTACGACTCGCTGATGGCATCGATCCAGGCCACGCAGCGCCAGATCGAACGAGAGGAAGCGCTAATCGAGGCCGAACGCACAGCCGGCGTAACGATTCCCGACGGTGCACGGATCAGCGTGTCGGAAAACGTCGAACAGGATCCGAGGCGCGGCTTCCAGACGCTCGGCGAATTTGCCCGCTCGGTGCACACGGCCACCGTCAACCCGATGCGCGCCGACGACCGGTTGCGTTATGGTGCGGTCGCGCCCGGCACATACGGCGGCGAAGGCTCTGGTCCGGATGGAGGCTTCCTGATTCCGCCGGAGTTCTCGCGCGATATCTTCACGCTCTCGCTCGGCGAGGATGCGCTGCTGCCCTACACCGACGACTACGACATCGAGGGCAACTCGATGGTGTTCCCGAAAGACGAGACGACGCCGTGGGGCACCGACGGGATCCGCGCGTACTGGCAGGCCGAAGCCAATACCGGAACGGCGACCAAGCCCAAGCTGTCGGCTACGACGCAGTACCTGCACAAAATGATGGCGCTCGTGCCGCTCACGGATGAACTGATCGCCGATGGTCCGGCGCTTGGTCAATACCTGAACCGCAAGATCGGCGACTCGATTCGCTGGAAAACCAATGAGTCGCTGCTCTTCGGTGCCGGCAACGGCATGCCGATTGGCGCACTGCAGGCTAATGCCGCGATCGTGGTCTCGAAGGATTCCGGTCAGGCCACGCAGACGCTGACCATCTCGAACCTCTCGAAGATGATCTCGCGCTTGCCACCGGGATCGTTCGGTCGCGCTATCTGGCTCGTGAACAACGACGTGCTGCCTGCGCTCTTCACGCTCACGCTCGGCAACTACCCGATCTACCTGCCGATCTCGGCTGGTGCTCAGGAGTCGCCGTACGGGATGCTGCTTGGCCGCCCAGTGTTCGTGTCGCAGCACGCGAAGAGCTTCTCGTCGCAGGGCGACGTGATCCTGCTCGACATGTCGTACTACCGCACCATCAAGAAGGCCTCGGGCATCGAGACGGCGACGTCCATGCACCTGTATTTCGACGCCGACGCGATGGCGTTCCGGACAGTGTTCCGTCTGGACGGGCAGCCGGCCATCAGCAACCCCATCAAGCCGGCCAACGGCACGAGCAACCTGTCGCCGTTCATCCAGCTCGCGGCGCGTTGATCCCACGCTGATTCCGAACCTAACCGGAGGATTCCGCCCATGTTCCCGAGTCTCAAACCCACCGATTTCGAGGCGCTGCTGACCTCGATCGATCCCGCCAACCAGCCTGCTGGCACGGTTACCACTGCGTGGGTGCCGGTGCAGAACTTCCATACGTTCCTCACATTGATCGGTACCGGCGTGATGGGCACAAACGCCACGCTCGACGCAAAGATCCGACAGGCGCAGGATGCAACTGGCACCGGTGCCAAGGACTTGCCCAACAAGGCCATCACGACGATCCAGGCGGCCAGTGGCGCCAACGTGCAGGCACTCGTCAATTTCCGCAGCGGCGACGTCGATACGAACAACGGCTACGCGTTCGTGCAGCTCTCGCTAACGGTCGGCACAGCAGCCTCGTTTGTTGCCGCGTACCTGTTCGGTGTCGGAGGCCGCTTCGATCCGCCGGTGGATGCGTCAGCGCCGATTCCGGTCAATCTCGGCGACGCGAGCGTCGTCCAGATAGTCTGAGACCATCGTTGCCGAATTGACCCATGCCGGAAATCCTGCTGCACCGGCCTGTCGGCGAGCCCGTGGATCTCAACGAGGCGAAACTGCACCTGCGCGTGACCGACAATGCGCAGGACACGCTGATCGCCTCGCTCGTGACCACGGCCCGGATTGCAGCCGAGACGATCACGCGCCAGCAGCTGCTCCACGCGCGCTATCAGCTCGTGTTGGACCGGTTCCCGATGGCGGGCATCGGTACGCCGCTGCCGTTCGAGCATGTGATCAACTATCCGGCATTTGCGATCGTGCTCCCTCACGCGCCGCTCGTCGATGTTGTGTCGATCAACTATCTCGACATGAACGGCATGCCGCAGACGATGGATCCGGCCGACTACGTGGTCAACTTGGCGCTGATGCCCGCGATCATCACGCCCGGATTCGGAAAGATCTGGCCGATTCCGCTGCCACAGATCGGCGCGGTTACCGTGACGTATGACGCCGGTTACATGTCCGTGTGCACAGCACCGGGCAGTCTACCGTCGACGCAGATTCAGGTGCGCGGCCCCGTCACGTGGGCCGTCGGCAGTACCGTTCAGTTCTTCAATTCGGGCGGAGCGTTACCGACGCCATTGCAGGGTGACGTCCCGTACACCGTGACGTCCGCGAACGCGGGCCTCTATGACCTGCAGGATCCCGGCGGCAACGCGGTCACCCTGTCGGACGCAGGCAGCGGCTCGAGCTATGTCTACGGTGGCGCGGAGCCGGTGCCCGAGGGCATCCGCAACTGGATCCTGCTGCGTACGGGCTCGCTGTATGAGAACCGTGAGGAAGTCGCGATCCTCAACCGGGGCAAGGTTGAGGAACTGCCATTCGTCGCGGGACTCCTCGACCCCTACCGGATGTCGCTGCCATGATGAGGTTGCCGTGACCACGCGGATGCGTGCCGGGCAGCTGAACCGCCTGGTGGCCGTCCAGCAGCGCAGCACGGCCCGGGACAGTTTCGGCCAACAGATCGAGACATGGACGACGATCAAGCCGGTCTATGCGTACATCGAGGCGCTGAGCGGCAGCGAGCGTGCAGCCGCGCAATCGATCTCAACGGATGTCTCCCATCGTTTCACGCTCCGATACGACGCGATCTTTGCTGACCCTCGCGTCGTGGCCACATACCGCATCGTCTACGCCAGCCGAATCTTCGACATCAATGCTGCGCTGAACATCGATGAATCTAACCGGACCGTCGAACTGCTCGCGAGCGAGGGAATGACGAATGGCTGAACTCCGATGCATCAAGGGGCTGAACGAGTTTGCCAAGGCGCTCGAGCAGCTGCCCCGCAATATCGGTCGCAACGTGCTACGCGGCGCGGTCAATGCAGGCGCCACCGTGCTGCGCCAGCAGGCGGTTGTGTTTGCGCCGGTCTACGAGGGTGACGACCCGCGTCAGGATCCCGGACGCATCCGGCGCGCGATCTACCAGAAGCAGATCCCCGAGCGCTCGAACGAGCTGTTGCAGGTGTTCTACGTCGGCGTGCGGCGCGGCCGGAAGAACCAGGTCAAGGTTGTGCGCGGTCGGGTCACGAATCTCGACGCGTACCACTGGACGTGGCTCGAGTTCGGCCACGCGTATGTTCCGCCGCGCCCGAAGGGCATGACGCTGAAGGCACATCGGACGGCCATAAAGGCCGCACCCGGCGCAATCTGGGTCGAGCCCCGCTCGTTCATGCGGCCGGCGTTCGCCATCGCGAAGGACCAGGCGATTCAAGCCATGATCGACTACCTCGAGACCCGCATTCCAAAGGAAGCGGCAAACCTCGGTCTGTTGATGAAGTAACTGCGTGAAATGACCACAATCCAGGAGCGGGTCGCGACACTGCTGCAACCCCTTTCCGCCGGTGGAGCCTCACCCCAGGTGCAACTGCAAGACAACACCTACCCGTACATCGTCTACCGGCGCCTCGCGAATCCGATCTGCAACACGCTTTCCGGCAACGGCTCGCCCCCGATCAATAACACGCTCTTCGAGATCTCGTCCTGGGGCTATACGTATGCCGATGCCGTGGCGACTGCTTCGGCCGTGGCCGCTGCGTTCCAGTCGTGGAGCATCCAGAACGTCCTGCAGCATGAGCAGGACCTGTACGAATCCGACGTCAAGGCTTTCCGTGTCGTGCAGACGTTTTCCGTCTGGCACGACTGACCTGCTTCCGCGTTCCCCGTTTTCTTTCCCTCTGGAGTCACATCCATGACCTCGACTGCCATTTCGTCGCAGGGCTCGTCGTTTGCCGTGTCAGGCGGCACCGGCGCCGCCGTCAGTATCACCGGAATCATTCTCGGCTACCCCACCATCATCGAGGCGACCGCGCACGGTTTCACCAACGGCGACGTGGTGTCGTTCGCCGGCGTCGGCGGCGAAACGGGCCTCAACGGCCAGTCCCTCGTCGTGACCAACGTGACGCCGAATACGTTCGCTGTCAACTACAACTCGACGGGCGGTGCATCGTGGACCTCAGGGGGTTCGGCCACGCCCGTTGCCTGGACGCCGATCGGCAATTTCAAGACCATCAAGGGCTTCGACGGCAAGACCTCGAAGCTCGATGCGACGAACCTCGCCTCGCTCGCGAAGGAATACCGCGCGGGTCTGCAGGATCCGGGCAATTTCAGCTTCGACGTCGATATCGACCTCGCCGATGCCGGCCAGCTTGCGCTACAGACGCTCAAGGCGAGCAGCGCGCTCGCGAATTACCGGCTCACACTGCCCAACGGCCACACCGCGACCTTCACCGCGTTCGTCGAATCGTTCCCCTGGGATGGCGGTGTGGACAAGCTGCTGACCGCCACCGTCAACCTGATCATCACCGGGCCGATCACGATTGCATGATCTCCGGTTGCTTTCTCTCACCTCATCACGGAATTGCCATGTCCACGATCCTGAACCGTGCGGCCATCCTTGCCGCCAATGACCTCGCAACCGTTACCGTCGACGTATCCGAATGGGGCGGCGCCGTCATCATCCGTTCGATGACGGGTGCGCAACGCGACGCCTATGAAACCAGCCTCATGACAAAGGACGCCTCGGGTCGGTACACGATCGATACCGAGAACATGCGCGCGAAGCTCGTGATCTTCACGGCGGTCGATGAAACCGGCACACCGCTCTTCACTTTGGACGACCTGCCTGCGCTCGCAAGCAAGAACGCCGCCGTGATCGAGCGCATGTTCGTCGCCGCGCAGCGCATCAACGGCCTGTCGAAGGACGCCGTGGCGGACGCGGAAAAAAACTCCGTGAGCGGCCAGCCCGACGCTTCTGCTTCCGGCTCGCCGCAGCCCTCGGCATGACGGTCCGGCAACTGCTGGCCAATCTCGACAGCAGTGAACTGACCGAATGGATGGCCTTCGAGCGCATCGAGGCGATTGGTGAAGCACGCGCCGATCTGCGTGCCGGCATCATCGCTGCGGCCGCCGGCAATCACGGCAACCGTACCTTGCCCAAGCCCTACCGGGCGAGTGACTTCATGCCCTACCTGCCGCGCGTCGAGGAAAAACCGATCTTCTTCGACGACCCCGAGCAGCAGTCCGCCACGATCCTGAAACTGGTCTTCAATCGCACGTAATCGATTTATGTCGCTCGGTTCCCTTGTTCTCGAACTGCAGGGCAATGTCGCCCGCACGCAGGAAGACATGGGGCGCCTGCAGCAAATTGTCGAGTCTGCGATGCGCCGCATGGATGCGGCCGCCTCCCGTACGTCCGACAACATCCAGGGCGTCGCCACGGCTGGGCGTGCGATCCAGCGCGTACAGGGCGCTGAAGAAGCTGCAGCCAGCATCGAACGGGTCGGTCACGCGTCGGTCGGCGCCCGGCGCGAGATGCTGGTGCTCGCGCACGAACTGGCCACCGGCAACTTCAAGCGCGCGGCGGGATCGCTCATGGTGCTGGGTGAACGTATCGACATCATGTCGAAGCTCGCCTCGCCGGCCGGGCTCTCGATCGCGGGTCTGGCCGCTGCTGTGGCCGTTTTCGCAGCCATGGCGATCAAGGGCGCGATGGAGTCGGCCGAGTTTGCCCGCTCGATCATGATGACCGGCAACTACGCGGGCCAGACCGAAGCGAGCTATAACCGCCTGTCGCGCAGCGTCGCCGATGCCACCGGTGCCACGATCGGCAATGCGCGCGAGATCACACAGGCGCTGATCTCGTCCGGGCGCATCAGTTCGGCCTCGCTCGAATCCGTCGCGCTGGCCGCCACCCGACTGCAGGTGGTCACCGCCCAGAATGCGCAGGAGATCGTGCGCCAGTTCGCGGGCATGTCGGACGGCGTGCTGAAATGGGCCCTCGAGGCGAACAGGCAGTATCACTTCGTCGACGGCGCGCTGTACGATCACATCAAGGCGCTCGAGCAGGCAGGCCAGCAGGAAAAGGCGATGGAAGTCGCATCGACCGCGCTCTACCAGCACCTCGGCAATGCAGCGACGGAAAACCTCGGGTACATCGAGCGCGCCTGGCGCGGGGTGAAATCGGCGATCAGCGATGCCGCCGATGCGCTGATGTCGGTCGGCCGCGCCGAGACGGCGGCAGAAACGGCCGCCCGCATCAACCGCACGCTCACCGCCAGGCGCTCGGGGCAGACCGACACATCCTATGCACTTGGCGTTGGCGAGGGACTCGGCGGACTTGAAGCGGGCGGGAGTTACGACGACCTGACTCGCCAACAGTCGGCGGCCACATCACTCGCGCGTCGCCAGCAGGATGCGGCGTCACTGGCAGCCTACAAGGCGCACACCGATGAGATGGTCGTCGCGGCGAAGACGCGCTGGGACGAGCTCGCGAAGGCGCACAAGGTCGGCGCGGAGCGCCTGAAGGAAGAACTCGACGAAGCCGCTCGTGTCGGCCAGCAGGCCGGGGCCTCGCACACCGACATCGTCGCGATGCAGGAGCGTATTCGCAAGGAATACAGCCACGGCACCGGTGGCGCAGGGTTGGACAAGGCCAATCTCGATGCACAAACCCAGCCGCTCCAGGAACAGATCACCGCGCAAGCCCGGCTACTACAGAACCGGCAGAAACAGTTGGAACTCGCGTACCGCGATGATCACCTCAGCGAGCAGGCGTACTACGACCAGTCGAAAGCGGCGATCGAGCAGTACAACGCTCAGATCCGCACGCTCTATGACCAGCAGATCGCGATCGTCGAGAGCGCGGCAAAGCGTGTGGTCGATGCGCGGACCCGCGTCACGCTGACGAACCGGGCGAACGCGCTGCGCAACGACGAACAGCAGGCGCTCCTGCAGTCGTCGGATCGATTGTCAGAACTGACCGAGAGGCAGACTGAGGATACGCGTAAGTACCGGGACGAGGTTGAGAAGCTGAACTCGGAACTCGGCAAGCTCGACCGTGATCCGGGGCGGACGGCGGGCGCGGACTTCGATCGTGAGCACGGTCATCTACAGCGCGAGGCGACGCTCTCTGGCGACACCGACACGCTCGCTACGCTGGCACAGGCACGCAATGCAGCGGTCGCGCAGGCGCAGATGAATTCGCTGAAGCAGGAAGCCGAGCAGATCACCCAACGGCTCACGCTCGCGGAGAAGGAACTCGCCGTCGCACAGGAGACCGGCGAGAAAGGTGCCGTTGCCGGCATGATCGAACTCGGCCAGCTTCGCCAGCAGGCCGCGCAGCAACTCACGCAGATCCAGCAGCAGATGCAGGGCATGGCATCGAACTCGGGACTGCCGCAACTCGATCTTCAGGCGCAGCAGTTCGGGCTTCAGGTGCGGCAACTGTCCGCATCCAGCAATGTGCTTGGCAAGTCGATCACGGACGTCTTCGCAAACTCGTTCGCGAATATGCTCGATAACACGATTACTCGCACGAAGACGCTGCGGCAGGAATTCCTCGATATGGCCAACAACATTGAGCAGGCCATCACGCGGATCATCGCACAGGACCTGACAAATCAGTTGTTCGGCATTGGCTCGGGCGCCAGTTCCGGCAGCAGTTCGGGCGGGTGGCTGGGGCAGCTGTTCAGCTGGGGCATGGGGCTGCTCGGGCTGACGGGCGGTAGTGCGATGTCTTTCTCGACTGATGTTATGCCCTCGGGCCTGATGGGGCTGACGCCTGATTTCAGTGTCGCGGCGGACGATATCGGCAGCCTGCTGACCTATCCGTTTCATATGGCATCCGGCGGCGATACGTCGCCCGGCGGCCTCTACGAGGTCAACGAGAAAGGACCGGAGCTGCTGACCGTCGCGAACCGCACGTTCCTCATGATGGGCAACCAGGGCGGTACGGTTACCCCGGGTGGTTCGTCCGGTCCTGTGCACGGTGGCCACACGTTCAACCTGAATATTGCGGTGCCGCCCGGTACGACCCGGCAGAGCACGCAGCAGCAGGCGCAGGCGATCATGCGGCAGGCGAACATCGCGATGGCGAGAAACGGTTGATTTCGCGATGACCACGTTTCTCGAATCTCCGCGTTTCCCGGACAGCATCGCGTTCGGTGCCACCGTCGGTCCCACGTACCTGACCGTAGTCAACCAGGTCTACAGCGGGCGCGACGTGCGCGTTCCTGCCTGGACGCAGGCGCGTATCCAGTTCGAGGTCGGGCGCCGCGCAATGAACGCCGCCGATACCGCAACGCTTGATACGTTCTTCCGCACGGTCAAGGGCCGAGCGTACGGCTTTCGCATCAAGGACTGGACCGACTTCACGGACGGCGGCGCCGGCCAACTGGTTGCAACCGCAACGAGTGGCGTCTACCAGATGACCAAGCTGTATGCGAACGGCGCGCTCACCGAATCGCGCCTGATCCAGAAACCGGTTGCGGGCAGCGTGCAGATTTTCAAATCCGGCGTGCCCCTAACGACCGGCGTCACGCTGGACACGACCACGGGGCTCGTGACGATCACGCCGGCGCCGACAGGCTCGCCCACGCTCACATGGACCGGGCAGTTCGATGTGCCCGTGCGCTTCGATGTCGACCAGATGAAGAAGCAGATCATGGACCGCAATGGTGCGGTCGGCGACTTGCTGGTCGACTGGGGCTCGATCCCCCTGATAGAGATCCGCCCGTAATTCGACATCTTCATGCGTTCGATTCCCACCGCTCTCCTCGCCACACTCCAGAGCGAGGTGCAGACCGTCTGCACGCTCTGGAAAATCACCCGCACCGATGGACAGGTGTTCGCATTCACCGATCTCGACCAGCCCGTCACCTATGGCGGACTCACGTATCAGTCTGCGGGCGGTTACACACATTCGCAGATCGACAGCACCAGCGACCTTTCGACCTCGAACCTCGAGGTTCAGGCTGTGTTCGACAGTTCGACCATCACGGAGGCCTCGCTCGAGTCCGGACAGTGGGATTTCGCGCAAGTGACCTGCATGCTGGTCGACTACACAAACCCGTCGGCAGGTGCCGTGACACTGGCAAGCGGCACGCTCGGTCAGGTGACGATCACGAACGGCACCTACCAGGTCGAAATGCGCGGGGTGGCCCAACTGATGCAGCAGGAACAGGGGGACGTGTACAGCCCGACCTGCCGCGCGCAGCTGGGCGACGCCAAGTGCACGGTCGATCTGATGTCGCGCACCTTCAACGGCACGGTCGCGAGCGTGAACAGCGCGGCCAGCTGGAGCGATCCGGGACTCACGCAGACCGGGCCGGTTGTGGCCTATACGGACACGACCGGTCACAAAATCCCGACGCGCTCTCCGTTTACGGTCCAGGTCGTGCCACCGAATGGCGGCGCGTTCGTCTCGACGATCTCGGTTGTCGATTCGTATGGCACCACCTATAGCATCGGCACCGGGTCCGGGCAGTACACGGTCAATGCTTCTGGCCTCTACACGTTCAACAGCGCACAGGCCGGCGGCGAGATCTTCATCAGCTACAACTACACGGTCGGGTATTTCGCGTTCGGCAAGGTCAAGTGGCTGACCGGCCAGAACGCGGGCTTCGTCATGGAGGTCAAGGCGTTCGCGCTGGGAGTCGTGACGCTTGCGATGGTGATGCCGTATCCGGTGGCGGTCGGCGACACGTACACGATCACGGCCGGCTGCGACAAGCAGCTTGGCACCTGCTACGCGCGTTACAACAACATCGTCCATTTCCGTGGCGAGCCGTATATTCCCGGCCCCGACCTCCTGCTCTCGCCGCAGGGAAACTGAGTGGAAGACCATGCCATGGTGACTGTTACGCGCGAGCGGTTCGTCGCCGAGGCCCGAGCGTGGCTTGGCACCCCTTATCAGCACCAGGGTCGGCTCAAGGGCACCGCCTGCGACTGCATCGGGCTCGTAATCGGCGTGTCGCGCGCAGTCGGCCTCGACGTGCCTGATGCGCCAGGTTACGGTCGCCGGCCGGACGGGCGGCTGCGTGGAGCACTCGAAGCGCATCTGTTGCGAGTTCCGCTTTCAGATGCCCAGGGCGGCGATGTGCTGCTGTTCGCGTGGCACGCGACACCGATACACGTCGCGATACTGACCGACCCGGATCACTTCATCCACGCATATCTGCCGAACCGGCGCGTTGTCGAATCACGTCTCGACGAGAAAACCCGGCGCAACGTGATCGCGGCTTACTGCATCCCTGGAGTCGTCTGAATGGGCCAGCTTGTCCTGTCCGCCGCCAGCGCCGTGGTTGGTGGTGCGGCTGGATTTCTGATCGGCGGGCCTGCCGGCATCGCAGAAGGGGCGGAACTCGGCTGGATGGCGGGCGGCATCGCCGGCGGCCTGCTGTTTCGCCAGAAAGGACCACAGCCCGCTGATATCCGCATCCAGGACAGCGCCTACGGCAAGCCGATTCCGCTCGCCTACGGCATCTATCGGATTGCCGGCAACATCATCTGGGCCGGCCAGCCTTACGTGGCCAACAGTGGCGGTAAAGGGGCGGGCGGCAAGGGGCCGCAGCAGCAAAAGGTATCGATGTCGTTCGCCATCGGCCTGTGCGCGGGTCCAATTACCGCTGTGCGGCGCATCTGGGCCAACGGCAAGCTGATCTATGACGTGTCCAATCCGTCAAATTTCCAGGCGATCAGCGGCTCGAACCAGATGGTGACGAATTTCACCGTCTACCCTGGCGATGAAAACCAGCTGCCCGATCCGGTGATGCAGGCCGCGCTCGGCGTGAACAACACGCCCGCGTACCGGGGACTGGCGTTTGTCGTGTTCAATGAGCTGGATCTCTCGCGGTGGGGAAACTATCTGCCGTCGCTCTCATTTGAGGTCATCACTGCACCGGCCGCGCTCGCCACTTCCAACTCGGTCTCGACGTACACGTACTCGACCTCGCTCGGAACGTTCTTCATGGCGCCATGCCTGTCGGCCTCGGGCGGCATCGCGATGGGCTACGGGTACTACTTCGGCTACAACGGCGTGACGGTTGCGAACCTGAGCGCCTATGGTGCCGTCCAGACGCAGCTGATCCCCTGGAGCGGCAACCGGGGGGGCATCAACATGCCGCTCGGCTACAGCGACGTGCCGGGCATCTATACCTGGCCCGGGTGGCTGCATCCAGACGGTACTTACGATGACATGAGTCTGACCGGCAGCATGGACCTCGGGTTTGGCGGCGATGAGGCCTGCTTCTGGCGCAACGGTACCGACCTCTTCCTGAGCTCGTTCTATACGACGAGCGGCCGCCCGATTTACCGGTGCGACCTGTCGCAACAGGGGTTGATCGTCGCGCAGAGTACCCAGCTGGGCGAATGGCACATCCTCGGCGGCTCGGCGACCCACGTCTATGCATTCGACGACCTGACCGGCCATCTGTTCCAGTTCGACCGCGATACGCTGGCCGTCACCGCGACGTATACCGGCATCAATTTCAATGCGAACACCGGGTATGTGCTGACAGACGACTACATCTACACGGTCGGCGACAACCTTGCCGTGTCGCTGTTCCGGCCATCGCAGAACACCTATACGGTACTCGGTTATGCCCCGTTCGGCGTCTCGACGATGGTGGCCATCAACGAGAATTTCTTCGTGTTCGCCTCAGGCGCGAATCTCAGCAGCATCTCGCTTGGCTACATGTGGATTTCGCAGGGCCAAACGTTCACGACGGTCGGCAATGCCGTCGCCGACCTGTGCAGTCGAGCCGGCCTGGCAGCGTCGCAGGTCGATGTCTCGCAGCTTACCGACGTGATGAACGGCTACTGCGTGACGAACCATTCGACCACGCGCAGCAACCTCGGCCCGCTCATGTCCACGTACTTCTTCGATGCCTGCGATTCGGGCGGCGTGATCCGGTTCGTAAAGCGTGGCGCACAACCGGTCGGCACCTTCTTCAATGCCGACCTCGGCGCTTCCCCGAACCTCGGTGACACGGCGAACACGACGCCGATCACCGAGACGATCGCGCAGGAGGTCGATCTGCCGCGCTCGATGCAGCTGACCTACCCGGAACTCGGAGACGACTACAACCCGAACACACAGCGCGCGGTGCGCGCATACACAAACTCGAACCGCGACACTGTCATGCAGGTGCCGATCGTGCTCGCGGGTTCCGATGCGCTCGCGCGTACCCAGGCGATGTTGTGGGCGGCATGGGTTGGCCGAAAGACTTTTCAGTTCACGACAGGCCTCGCCTACCTGCAGTACGAGCCGGGCGACGTAATGACATTGCAGGGCTCGAATGGCGAGAGCTGGACGGTGCGCATCACGCGTCGCCAGTATGACGGCCAGGGGTCGCTCCTCTGGGCCGCCGCGCTCGAGGAACCCGATATCTATCCAAGGAGTGCCTACACGACGCAGGGCGGCGCAGCGCTTGGCTTTGCCAGCCAGCAGATCGATTACAGCGGGCCGACCATCCTCTCGGTGCTCGACATTCCGCCGCTGCGCGATGCAGATAACACGCCCGGGCTTTACATCGCTGCCTGCGGCATGGCTTCGTCGTGGACTGGTGCGGCGATCGACCTGTCGCGCGATGACGTGACGTTCACACAGTTCGCGCAGATCACCCATGCGTCCATCATGGGCTACGCGGCGGGTGCCCTGTCATCGTTCGGCGGCGGCAACCTCCCGGACGAAATCAATACGGTCAGCATCGTGCTCTACGAAGGGGCGCTCGCTTCGTGCAGCTATGCGGATTTCCTCACCGGCACCAATGCGGCGTGGCTGGGTGGCGAAATCCTATTTTTCCGCAACGCGACGCAGACGGCGGCCAACACCTGGACGTTGTCCGGTCTGTTGCGGGGGCGCGGTGGCACGGAAGCCGCCATGACAACCCACGCCACTGGCGAGCGCTTCGTGCTGCTCGATCATGCTGCGTTCATATCCATGCCGATCCAGACGACGGATTTCGGCTCGATGCTCTACTTCGAGACGTTTCTGCTTAACCTGTTCTCGGGCTCGCCCGGCGCGCAGGTCAGTCTCACGCCGAAGAATGGCCGGGTCATGCCTCTCTCGCCGGTGTATTTCACGGCCGCGCACGGCAGCGCGTCGAGTACCTCCGACATATCACTGTCATGGATCCGACGCGCCCGCGTGCGCGCCCAGTGGCTCGACGGCGCCGATGTCCCGCTCGATGAGTCGGCCGAGAACTACACACTCACGATCCTGAACGGCTCGACCGTGGTTCGGACCGTCACGGTCGCCGGCAATGGCGCGGGCGGTACGTGGACGTATACCGCAGCCAATATCACGGCAGACGCTTTCTCGGCGGGCGCGACGATTACCTTCCGCGTGCAGCAGAACAGCGATCAGGGTGTGCTCGGCACGCCCGCCACGACAACGATCACGAGGTAACCCGATGTCCAACAGCACGACGCTGCTCGACACCATCGCGACGAATCAGACGGCGAAGGAAGTGATCGCCAATGCCCTGTTCGATGCGGCCAGTCCCGCGATGATCTGGGGCCGGCGCGCGAGCACGACGAGCGGCCTGACGTGGGGCTACTATGGCGGCACGTATATGGTCGGCACGACCGCCAATGCGATCACGAACGGCACCGTCACGCTCACCGCGAGCACGACCAACTATGTCTATGCGAACGCCGCGACTGGCGCCGTGTCGGTCAACGCGACAGGTTTTCCCGCCGGTTCGATTCCGCTCTACCAGATCGCGACCAGTTCGACCGGGGTCTCCAGCTACACGGACTGCCGCAGCTACCAGCCCAGCGTGATCGCGGGCACCGTCCGCAGCGCAACGAGCGAAGGCAGCGGCACGCCCGTGCTGGATGCAGCGAATTCTACGGCGCAGACGCTCGCTTTCAAGTCGTTGATCGGCGGCGCCGGTGTCACCGTCACGGACGGTGGATCGAACGGGCTCACGATCAGCACGAGCGGTACGAGCGGCACCGTCACGGGTGGCAGTAATGAAGGCGCTGGTGTGGGTGTGCTCGACACGGCCTCCACTACGTCGAGCAACCTCGCGTTCAAGACACTGGTCGCCGGCAGCGGCATCACGATCACCGATAATGGATCCGCGGGCATCGCAATCGATGCGAACGCGGCCGCTGCTGTTGCGCCGGCGATCCAGCAGAACGGGACGACTGTCGTCAATGCGGCGACGCAGCTCAATTTCCTGGGGGCGCAAGTCACGAATCCGGGTGGATCGCAAGCGCAGATCGCGCTGTTCTCTGGTTTCGGCGCGCCCGATCAACCACCGAACCTGTCGAATTTCGCCTGGGTTAACCAGGGCAGCGCCACCGCGCTGCAGGAACCTTGGGGCATCAGCCTGTCCACGTCGAAAGCGGGCGGTGAGAATTGCGCGTGCCTCGTGATTGCCGCGCCCGCGACGCCCTACCAGATCGTCGCCCGCATGCGCGCGTTTCCGGCCAGCTCCAGCTACATCAAGTGCGGGCTCGTCTGGCGCAACAGTTCAAGCGGTCTGCTGCAGGTCGCAGGCCTGCTGTATCAGAGCGGATTCCAGTACGGCATCGGCAACTTCAACAGCCCGACCTCGTGGAACGGATTTCAGGGCTCGCAGTACGCGATGACCTTCTGGCCGGACTGGCACCGGATCCGTGATGACGGGACGAACCGGTATTACGACGTGTCGCCGGACGGTGTCACGTGGGTGAATATGTACTCGTTCTCGCGCACGACCTTTCTGACGCCGGACCAGGTGGGATTCTTCGCTGATCCGAACGGGCAAGCCGTCGGCCTTTCGGTGTTTTCCTGGTACGCCGGAGCATAGGCCATGTCGAACAGCTCGACCCTGCTCGATACGCTATCCGCGACTTCCTCCACGAAGGAGGCGACGCTCAATGCACTGTTCGATGCCGCCAGCCCACTGCTGCTGTGGGGCCGGCGCGCGGCAACGACGGGCGGTCTTGTCTGGGGCTACTACGGCGGCAACTATACGAATCCGGGGGGCGTCATGCAATCGGTACCCAACGGTACCCTGACGCTTGCCGCGAGCGCGACGAACTACATCTTTGCGGACCCAGTGACGGGCGCGGTCAGCACCAACACGTCAGGCTTTCCGGCTACCTCGTTCCCGCTGTATCAGGTCGTGACCGGCACATTGACGGCGTCGAGCTATGCCGACGTGCGCAGTTACCAGCCGAACGCGATCAGCGGATCTTTGCGCGGCGGCGTGAACGAAGGAGTCGGCGCGGGCCTGATCGATACATCGTCATCCACGGCTGCGAGTCTCGTCGTGAAGACGCTGGCCGCAGGTGGGAATTTCTCGATCACGGACAACGGCGCAGGAAGTCTGGTCTTGACCTGTCCAGGTGGCACGGTCACCGGGGCATCGAATGAAGGCAGTGGTGCCCCGATTCTCGACACGGCGAGCTCGACCGCGCAATCACTCGTCTTCAAGTCGCTTTCGGGCGGCGCGAGCCTGCACGTGATCGAAGGCGGCAAGCTCGGAGCAGGATTGTCTCTTGTCGGTACGCTCTGTGCGGTTGAACAGGGCGGACTCATCAAGGCCGTGGCGCCGGGCGCGCTGAATTTCACGAACGCGAACGTGACGGCGGCAGGTTCAGGCGCGACGATCACGCCGAATTCATCGCATGGCGTGAGGGACACGGTGCCGCAATTGTCCAGTTTCACGCCGCGTAATCAGGGGGCAACGGGCGCCATCGCCACGCAATATCCGTGGGGCATTGGCATTGTCGCTCCGCATTCAAGCAGCGCGCAGGCATTTGTCCTCACGCAGCCGATTCCATCGGGCGCATTTCAGGTAACGATGCGCTTGCGTGCCGCTCCCTTGAATGCGAACTACGGTTGCGTTGGACCTTGCCTATATGACAGTGCGAGCGGAAAGCTGAAGCTTTTTGAGCTCGCGTATCAGAATCAGCTCGGCTACTGGGTCGGCAACTTCAGCAATTTCTCGTCGTGGGGCGGCAACCCTTTCTCCACGAATCTCGGTGCCGTGCCGGAATGGATGCGAATCCGTAGCGACGCGACGAACTGGTATTACGAAGTGTCGGGCGACGGTTCATCGTGGCAATCGCTTTTCAGCGAGGCGATCAACTCATTTCTCACGCCCGATTCGTGCGGGTTCTATGCATTCCAGCCGCAGGTGGCCCCCGATCTCGCGTTAGCTGTCTTTTCCTACTACTGCGGCGCTTAGGTTGAACCTGGCCTCGCGGACATCCATCGCCGCCCTCCGGGGCGGTTTTTTATTTCTGGAGCATGCCCATGAACAGCAATGATCACGTCATGGAATCGATCAAGGTGTCGATCGCGTGGGTTGGCGGCCTGATCGGCACGCTGCTGGGCCAGGTCGCGGCGTACCTGACGCTCTCGAACGTGGTGCTGTCGGCCACCCTCGTCTACACGGTTCTTCAGATTTTCATTTTGGCGCGCGACAAGGTTTTTCGCCGCCGCACAAGCACGGAGGATTGACCATGCCCGTCATCACCGCACAGCAGGCTGGTGGCCCCAACCGGACCGCGTTTCTCGACATGATTGCGTGGAGCGAAGGAACCTCGCGCATCCCCGAATCCGACGACGGCTATCGTGTGCTCGTCGGCGCGACGTCGGATAAGCCGCTGACGTTTTCCAGCTACGCGATGCATCCCGACATCCTCAACTCCACGTTCAATTCGACGGCCGCCGGCCGATACCAGTTGCTCTATCGCTACTGGCTCGCGTATCGGCAGCAGTTGAAGTTGCCGGATTTCTCGCCGCTCTCGCAAGACCGGATAGCGCTGCAGCAGATGCGCGAGAAAGGCGCGCTGCCTTTCATCGACGTCGGCAATTTCACGAAGGCGGTCCAACTCTGCTCTGGCATCTGGGCCAGCCTGCCCGGCAACGACTACGGGCAGCACGTCAACACGATCGCCGCATTGCATACCGCCTATGTCAATGCGGGTGGCGCAATTCTGCGCGGGGCGACCAACCTCGCGTAATGCGTTCAATTTTCACCACTACGACCAAGGAGTCGACCATGAATCAAATCTCGTCCCTCGTCACCGGCGGCACGACCATCACGGCCGCCACGATCGCGCCCATGCTGCAGTGGCTGCTGGCCGGATGCCCGCTACCTATTCCGGAGAGCCTGCCATATCTGGTTGCAGCGCTGCTCGTGACTGGTGCACATGCAATCGGGAACTGGTGGGTGAGCCGTCAGTCGGCAAAGACCGACGTGCCCGTACTCGTGGCAGAACCCGCTGCCGACCCGGCTCCGGCCGCTGCCCCGACTATCCCGCTGGCGTAATTCCCCGCTGTTTCCCTCCTGCCGCATTCGCGGCAATCTCCACGAAGGTGTCCATCATGAAGAAGATGCTTCTCGCGGCATGCCTTTTCACGCCCATTGCAATCGCTGCTTGCACGACGGCGCAACAGCAGACGGCAACGACCGTGGCGACCACGTTTCAGACCCGTGTCGAACAGGCCTGTGCCGTGGTTCAGCCGGAGCTGAATAGTCTAGCGGCGCTCGCCTCGGACGGCAACGTGCTGCTCTCTTCGCAAGCATTCGTCCTGACTGCGCTGGCGACCGACAATGCCGCCGTCTGCCATACCACCGCCGACGTCGATACTGCGTCGGTGCAGTCGCTCGTCAACACGTCGATTCCATCCGCAGTGGCCATCGTCAATGACCTGCCGCTGGATGCCCAGACGCGACTTGCCGTGCAGGCCGGATTGATCGTGTTTCAGACAGCGCTGTCGGCGGCTCTGGCGACGCAATCGCCTAACTGACTTCAACTGCTCGCGGCCATCGTGGACGTCACGTTCAACCTCGGGGCTGGTCGGCTGCAGACATCAACGCTGCGGCGGCAGGTGAACCAGCGGGACTGGGCTGCGACCGGACTGGACCTTCGCCGATAGGTCTATGGCGGCGGGAAAGCGCTGCCAGGACTCGTCAAACGGCGGGAGATTGAGGCCGCTTGGCTGCTTCGCAACGCCTGAGCCCGAAACACGCGGAAGAGCTTGGCTTTGCCGTCGAACAGCGCGTTCATGTCATCCACGCCAACACGGAGCACAACCAATGAGCAATCAATTCAAAAAGGCGGTCATCGACGACGTATCCTCCCGCAGCATCGACGAAGCCTTGCAAGCAAGCCTGCTGGACTTGTTCGAGTACGCCATGAAATCGGTCGCGACGACACTAGTCCGCGAGGCCAAGTTCGATACGTCCGATTTCGTTACCTCCAAGGAGCGAGGCTGCGAGGGCTTTGCCTTACTCGTGAGTCGGGCCCGCGGTGACTCTCGCAACGAATGGTTTGGCGCGTTTCAGCGGGGCGAGCAGCACCTCGATGTCATCGGCCACCTCGAGTAGCCTTCCTCAGTCCGTCGTCTCGGGCACATCCCAATCGGCCAGCCTTGCTTCGCCGGTCTGGTAGAACTGCTTCACCAGCTTAACGTACTCCAGAAAATCCCGGTTCTCGGTCGCCAGTCGGTTGGCCATACCCCAATCGATCTCATCTCTTTCGCGGGCCGGGATCAAGACCTGGCTCTCTGCCGGGTTGTCGGCGTCCAGTTTGATCAGGCCGATACCGTGCGCAGCGAACAGCATCCGCAATTCCTTGAGCGTGTCCTGGCCCTCAATCTCCGCAGCGACCAGATAGCCGAAGTTCGCCCACGACGAGTTGGAAACCGCCTGAAAAAAGCATTCGCGTACGTTAGACCGGTTGATCAGCAGCTTGGCTTCGAACGACCACAGCTTGGTGCGCTTGTCGGAATACTGATTCACGCAGTCCCGCACCTCCTGGTGCCACTCAGCGCCCAAGTCCTCCATCCCGACCACGTCCGGGTACAGCCAACGGTTGCCGTTCGGCCCGCGCTTGTTCGATGAGCGCTTCTCGTCGATGCGCTTCGAATAGACGCCAAATTCTTCCCACAAGTACAGCGAGAGCAGTGGGTACAACGCGTGTTCACCCAGCGACTTGTCATCGGCGCAGACTGTAGCGGTTGTGGCTGCACCCTCAGCCGCAGCAACTTCGGCGACGTCTGATTTTTCCGTGTAGTAATACTTGCGTGGCCTGCCTTCGGTTGTCTTCAGCTCCGGATGTCTCTTCTGCAAACTGGGTCGCCGCGAGCCAATTTCCGCAACCAGCTGCTGCACCAAGTCACTATCGGTCTTGATGTAGCCGCCCTGGCTGTTGGACTTTTTCTCCTGGCACTCCGCTGGGTAAGTGCTAAAAATCCACTCGGCAATCTGCCTTGCCGTCAGTTTTTCCTCGGGGCGCGCGCTCAAACAATCCAGTACGGCTTTCGCCAGATTCAATGCCAT